CGACTTCGAGAAAGTCGGCGCCGAGGTCATCGACCATAGACGCGTCGTCCACAGCATGGGCAGGGTCGACGCCCAACTGCTCGACGATTATTGCTCTTACACGGTTAGCGACGTCCGCGCTGGATTTTTCCACCGGTGTCCTCCCTTAAAGCCTGATCACGCTTCTCCCGGCATGCTCGGGCACCGAGGCGTGAGCATAATCATCGCTTTTATACCATTAATCTCGACGTCGCAGACAGGGCATCTGGTAAGCCGCGTGGCTCATAACCACGAAAGACCGGGTTCGATTCCCGGCCCATGAGTACGAGGAAGGCAACGCCGGCTCTTCCATTAAATAACGTTAACATGGTTGGAAAAAGCCTCAGCCAAGGTGGCGAGCGCGAGTGGCGCATTCTAAATAGGCGATTAGAGGGTAGCTCTCAGCCAGCGCCCGCCGCCACCCCATCGGTGGCGGTTTTTTCGTCTTCAGGAGCGTCAAGATGAAGTCCCCTTCCCAAATCGCAGACAGCGAGAGCGACCAGCACACCGCTGAGGTCCCGTACCGTGTCCACTTCTATGAGAACTGCAGCCAATCACCAGCGTCGCGGCTGGTGCCGCAGGCAATGATTGAGATCAAAGAGATCGAAGGGAGAGGGTTCCACGACCGGCCGCACGCTTCGCCGATTTTCACAGGCCCCTGCGTGGCAGCCATAGATGAAGACGGCAGGGCAATCGGCTTGATCCTCTACTGCGGCGAGGAGATCTGGACTATCTATCTCTCCTACGTGGTTCTCGAGCATCGACGGAAACATATCCACACCGCTCTTTTCAAAGCTCTTCGCGACAAGGGCCTCCAGCAAGGAAATATCGTTTCAATCGACTGCAGTACGCACGTCAACAACCTGGCCGCCCAAGCAGCATTCGAAGCGCAAGGTAGGACAAAAGAATACATCATGTATACCTATCCGCTGAAGGATCGGCGCGACGGCAAAGGGCCCACGGCTGAGGAGATGAGGATGCCCGAATACCTCGTCGAGCGCTTCGATACCGGCTCAGACACCCTCAAGTTCATGCAAGCCTTCATCAACAAAAAGGCGGCCGAGGGGTATGCGCTCCACCAGGCAATCGAGCGCAGCACGTATCAGTGGGTGCTGATCTTCAAGCGCGCCGATCAGGCCTGACAGCCGCAATGCCAGAATAGGGAGCCGGACCCATGGCCCGGTTCCCCGATGTCCCAATTTGTGCCCTCAGGCGAGGGTAGAGATTGCGACATCATCAAAGTCATGGCTCATAGTCGGCAAGGAAGGGTGCCTGACGCCCACCGATGGGGTCCCATCCCGTCAGTAACTCCATCGTCCATGAAAGAGCCTCCAACTGCTCCTTAACATCTCCGCCCGTGTTGTCTTTCAGTTCGCGATACGCGGCTTCCATGCGCTTTAGGAACCGCTGCTGAAACGTCGGGTCGGTCTCATTCAGCGTCTGCACCAAGCAAGCAGATACCATAGCCATCCCGAGTTTAGCCCGGTGCAGATCTGATCGTTTGTCTTTGTCTTCCATGTTTGATCCCCAAGGTTAACCGATGCCCGTCCTAAAGAACGCACGGCACGAGAAGTTCGCGCAGGAACTCGCCAAAGGTAAGACGGCCGACGAGGCATATCAGCTTGCGGGGTTTAAGCCTAACCGGGGAAATGCAGCACGTTTGAATGCAAATGAAAGCATTCAAGAGCGCGTGGCCGAGATCCAAGGGAAAGGCGCTCTGAAGGCAGAGGCCACCGTCGAGCGCGTGCTAAAAGAGCTCTCCCGTATCGGCTTCTCCGATCTACGCCGTGTGTTCGATGCGAACGGCAGGCTGCTTCGACCTGAAGAGTGGGATGATGATACAGCCGCCGCAGTCGCATCGGTCGAAGTGGTGACCCGCAACATTGGCGACGGTGAGGTCGAGCACGTCCACAAGATTAAGGTCTGGGACAAGAACAGCGCCTTGGAGAAGCTTGCCAAGCACCTCGGTATGTTCATCGAGCGTGTCGAGCACTCCGGGAGCATGAGCCTCAATGTCTTGCCAGAGGACGCCGAACTGTGACCCATGCAGGTAGCTCGATTAACGGAGAAACAGCGAGAGGCTAATCGCCTTCTTGCCGGCCCGGCGCGCAACATCATGCTCCGCGGCGGGTCTCGTTCCGGAAAGACGTTCGTTCTTTGTCGGGCGCTGATTCAGCGAGCGATTAACGCTCCCGGTTCGCGGCACGTCATATTCAGGTTTCGGTTCAACCACGCGAAGACGACGGTCTGGTCCGATACCCTGCCAAAGGTTCTGGCTCTCTGCTTCCCGTCGGTTCGGGTGCGGTTTGATAAGACCGACTTCTATGTCGAGCTGCCGAACGGATCGCAGATCTGGATAGCCGGCCTCGATGATAAAGAGCGGGTCGAGAAGATCCTCGGGCAGGAATACGCCACTCTCTATTTCAACGAGAGCAGCCAAATCCCTTGGGCATCCGTCGAAACGGCAATGTCCCGCTTGGCGCAGAAGTGCGAGCTGGCCCCAGCGATAGCGGCAGCGACAGGCAGAAGGTACCTGGCCCTCAAGGCCTACTTCGACTGCAACCCGCCGTCTAAGCTCCATTGGAGCTTCCAGATGTTCCGGGCGAAGATGAAGCCGGGCACGAAGGAGAAGCTGGCCAAGCCGGAAGACTATGCCGAGATGCAGGTGAATCCTGCCGACAACTCGGAGAACCTGCCGCCTGAGTATTTCGAGGTCCTTGCCTCGATGTCCGCGGCGAAGAGGTTGCGGTTTGAGGCCGGAGAATGGGCCAGCGAAGTCAGCGGCGCTCTATGGGCTCTTGAGGATCGCAAGGCGCCCGACGGGAAGCTGATGCCGGGCATAGACAGCCTGCGTGTCGCGAGCGCCCCCGAGATGCGGCGCATCGTCGTTTCCGTCGACCCCTCCGGTACGCGAGGCGATGGCGCGGGTGACGATATCGGTATCGTCGTCGCCGGACTCGGCATCGATGGTCATGGCTACATTCTTGAGGATGGCACTTGCCAGTTGTCGCCAGAAGGGTGGGGCAGGCGAGCGGTCGACCTCTACCATCGTCACCAGGCGCACCGGATCATCGGGGAACGGAACTTCGGCGGCGACATGGTGCGCTTTACCGTCTCGACGGCTGATAAGACCGCGCCCTTCAAGGAAGTTGTCGCCAGCCGAGGCAAAGCGGTGCGAGCAGAGCCGATCAGCGCGCTTTATGAGCAGGGCAAGGTTCATCACGTCGGAGACTTCCCCGACCTTGAAGACCAGATGTGCAACTTCACGCCATCTGGATACCTCGGAGAGGGTTCACCTGACCGGGCCGACGCCCTGGTCTGGGCTCTCACCGAGTTGATGCTTGGAGGTTCGTCCTTCACGCTGACGAACGTTTAGGAGCGGACATGGCCAACATCATCGCGTTCGTCCGCGACAGCCTGACAAACATGGTCGCCAGCCTGGGCACCAGCCGGGACAAGGCAGCGGCTAACGTCTATTCGATGCCGATGCTCACCGACGAGGAGCTACTCAACGCCTATCGGGGCGCCTGGCTCCCGAAGAAGATCGTCGATATCCCTGCATTTGACAGCATCCGCGCATGGCGCGATTGGCAGGCCAAGAAGCCGCAGATCGAGGCAATCGAAGCGGAAGAGAAGCGCCTGAACGTGATGGGCAAGCTGCTGGAGACCCGCATCAAAGCGCGGCTCTGGGGCGGCGCAGCGTTGGTCATCGGTACCGGCGACCAGGACCTGACGCAACCGCTCGACGTCGAGCGTATCGGGAAGGGCGGCTTGAAATACCTCACGGTCATGACCCGTCGGCACCTCACGGCCGGCGAGATCGATCGTGATCCGGCGTCCGAGTGGTATGGCAAGCCGAAGGTCTACCAGTTGAACTCGGCTGATGGCGCTCAGGTCGAAATTCATCCGTCGCGCCTGGTCATCTTCAACGGCAGTCAGCAGCCGGACGAAGACATCGTAACTACCACTTATGCCGGTTGGGGCGACAGCGTCCTCCTGTCGGTCGTCGATGCTATCAAGCAGGCCGACGGTACCGCGGCGAACATCGCCAGTCTCGTTTTCGAGGCCAAGGTCAACGTGATCCGCATTCCGGACTTCATGCAGAACCTCGGCAATGCAGAGTACCGCGCCAAGATCCTTGAGCGCTACACGCTCGCCGCCACGGCGAAGGGCATCAACGGCGACCTCCTCTTGGATAAAGAGGAGGAATACGAGCAGAAGACGGCCAGCTTCGCCACGCTGCCCGACGTCCTCATGTCCTTCCTGCAGATCGTGTCGGGCGCCGCGGACATTCCGGCAACGCGGTTGCTCGGCCAGTCACCCGCCGGCATGAACGCGACCGGCGAAAGCGACCTGCGCAACTACTACGACCGCCTGCAGGCAATGCAGACCGTGGAAATGACGCCGGCTATGGCGCGCCTCGACGAGTGCCTGATCCGAAGCGCGCTCGGCTCGCGCGACCCGGACATCTATTACGAGTGGGCGCCGCTCTGGGGCATGTCGGAGAAGGAAAAGGCCGACGTCTTCAAGACGAAGGCTGATGCGGCCCGGCAGCTGGTCGGCACGACGCCAGGGCAGGAGATCATACCGCGTGATGCAGTATCCGATGCTCTCGTCAACACGTTCATCGAGGATGGGTCGCTACCCGGGCTCGATGCTGCGATTGAGGAATACGGTAACTTAGCCGAGCAGGAGACGAGCACCTCGGAAGTGGAGGCCGCGAGTGGCGATTAACCCCATTCACCCTCCTTCACAGTAGTGGTCAGTTGATCGACTGCGCCTGCAGGAACGACTCTTATGCCGGACCTTTCGAAAGCATCGAGGAAGGCATCTTTCGCCTTGTTCGCATCGATTCCGGCATCTTCAGCAGGTAGTTCATGGAAAACGGCATCGATAGCCTGTTTCTGAGCATTGGGATCAAACTGCTTAGCAAAGGAAGCAAAAGCCTTCTCGTTGTTCGTTAGTTGGACCTTTGCCAAACGGGCGTCTTCAACCGCTGCTGCCAACTTAAACTCTAGATCGCTGATCTTTATGGCTACTTCAGTCCATTTAAACGTGGTCATGAGCACTACGCCGCAAAGAACGAGTAGCATGCCGAAGGCGCCAACTTGCTTAGCCCCACGGTATCTTTCGATAGGTGGCCAGCAAAAAGAAACGCCGACTAAAAGGCAGAAGATACTTGCTCCAAGAATGAAGTTTTCATTCATCGACTTATCCCCCCTTTCCCAACAAGCTGCACGGCGCAGCCTGAACATTAGCTCGCGCACATATTTGAACTGATGTCGAGTCCGAAAGGAAACCCGAATGCAATTCGTGGATGCTGCACCGATCGCGGGCACGCGACGGACCGCCGATGGCTACCTCGTTGCGGATGTGCGCACCGCGCGCACCGGCATCCAGCTTTATGCCGGCCATGAGGTCGGCAAGCCGGAAATGGCAACCGTGAAGGTCTATCGGCCAGAGGATCAGGTCTTCGACAAGGCGAGCCTCGGCAGCTATGCGCACAAGCCGGTGACGAACGACCATCCAGACGAGGCAGTGACGGCCGACAATTGGAAGAGCCTCTCAGTCGGCCAGATCGGCGACGAGGTTGCCCGCGATGGTGAATTCGTCCGAGTGCCGCTCATCGTCATGGACGGCGCCACTATCAGCGAGATCGAGGGCGGCAAGCGCGAGCTCTCTGCCGGCTACACCTGCGATCTCTCCTGGGAGCCGGGCACAACGCCCGAAGGCGAGAAATACGACGCCATCCAGAAAGATATCCGGATCAACCACGTCGCCATCGTGCAGCGTGGCCGCGCCGGGTCAGAAGCTCGCATCGGAGACGGTGCGGGGAAGTGGGGCGTGAGCCCCGTCAACACCCAGATAGCAGATGAAAGGATACCGAAGATGGATCTGCGAAAAATTCTGGTCGATGGGCTCACGGTCGAGACGACCGATCAGGGCGCACAGGCCATCACCAAGCTGCAGAAGGACCTTGAATCGTCCGCTGCAAAGTTCGCCGACGCCGAGAAGGCACATCAGACGGCTCTGGCCGCCAAGGATGCCGAGTTGGCGAAGAAGGATGCCGAGATTGATGCTCTGAAAGGCAAGATCCTTTCCGACGCCGACCTCGACAAGCGCGTCCAGGCCCGCGCCGATCTCATCACCAAGGCGCACACGATCGCCAAGGACGTGAAGACCGAGGGCCTTTCTGATCCCGCCATCCGCAAGGCTGTCGTCGTCGCCAAGCTCGGCGATGCTGCCGTCGCCGACAAGTCGGAAGCCTATATCGACGCCCGCTTCGACATGCTCGTCG